TACATGGTGAGTTTGTTCTGGTACTCTTTCTCAACCGTTTTGGACAGGTTTTGACATTCGGATACCTTGTTATCGCATTCTGTAAGATTAGTATCGACTTGTTTCTGGATGGTTGTCAATTTATTGTCATATTCTGCATGCAGAGATGAGATCACATCCTGATGTCCATTTTCCCTTGAAGACATGAGGGTTTGATGTTTCTTATACTCCGATTCTATCCTGGTGTTTAGTGTCGACATTTTTTTCTCATGTTCTGCACGCAGAGATGAGATCGTATCCTGATGTTTAGTTTCACTTGAAGACATCTGTTGTTCCTGTTTGTTATACTCTGATTTTAGGCTGTCGTTTAGTACTGATATCTTTTTCTCATATTCTACACGCATCATCGACTCTCGTCTGCTGCCATCCAACATCATCTGAGTTATATTGTCTTGATACTTGAGATCGAGAAGGATAGTCTTGTTATGAGCGGTTTCCAGGTTCATAACGTTAATGTGGTGTACTCGAAACATCCACACACTGAATATTACAGTCAGAATGCACGTTGGAAGCATATATCAAGTGTCGACAGGTGTTTAGACCCATTTTAAGCTTTACGAGTACCTCTAAAGAAGATTCAATTTCGCTCAAGATGCATCTGGTACACATAGCTGTTCGCTCATCGAGTTCTTGCAGAAGACGCATTTCGCTAACCCTTTACCGGATTTGTACGCCGTACTTACTTCTGGTTCGTCGCAGTTGCACATCGCGGTAGGTTGGTACCCGAAGTAGACCCCAGGTGTGATCTCCAATGGTCCTTGCTTCAAGGGAGGCATATTGTCTTTCACTCCTTTATCGATAGGCCGCCCACACATACCAAGCTTGAAGATTAGATCATCCAAACTTTTTGTTTTGTTAATATCCACAGGTGTGTTGCGTACATCCAGTATTTCTACAGCCCAGCTTCCACTCTTGTTAGGTTGTGTATGCATAATCACTGAATCTATGCCCAGGACGCTTGCCATGAAAGATAGATCGAAATCAAATTCTTGAGTCTGTGCTAGACCATTTGTGATTGGATTATATGTACCAGACGGTAAGTTCTTGTAGTCTTTCCCTAACCCAGCGCATGAGAACAGGAAATCGTTGACATTCATCCCAGACTTCTTGACAGCCATATCGAGTGTCGTGTAGCCGAATTTCTCGAATAGAGATTCTGACGAGACATTCCATCCTAAGAACCAGAATAGCACAGCTACTCCTACGAGACATGCGATAAGGCCCAAGATAACGAGCGTTGGTTTCCACCATACCGTTTTCCCATGGTTCTTAATTGCTATTACTGTAGCGTACACCACGGCTGCTAAACATGCGATAAGAACAATAAGCAGAGACATTATGGTGATTATCCACCCTACCCAACTACGTGTCGATGTGGAAGGCTCCATCCCCCTCCATGCGGTTATGTCAGGGATTTGGTCGTGCTTGTTCGCAGCAGATATGATTGTCTTCAGCGCTTTCAACAACTTGAGTCCTCCACCGGTGCCATCCAGTCGCGCAGCCATGTATTCTTCAGGAGTAGAAGTTAATTTTATACCCTTTCCACTCGTAGCCAAAATCGCGAGAGACAATGCCCCATCATTCCCTGTCTTCTGCGCCAGTCTCCACAATTTGAAGATTGCATCTATTTTATTATTCGCAACCATACACTTACCAGTCTTACCATTCGTGCCACAACTAGACCAGAATACACCACTACCATTTGTACCGTACAGCCAGTATCCGCCGTCATCGCATGTTGGATAGTCTTTCTTTGGGGGAGCATAACACGAATGTGTGACCTCCATATAGATCGGGTTTGTCTGTATACCGTATTCGTCTATCGGGTTCTTAGGGTCTTTACTTAAGAATGATTGCCATGAATTGTAATTTGGATTCATAGGTTCATAGATAGAGATTTGCCATCCCGGGAACGTTACCTGATCCGCAGTATTGTCTAGAAGCGATTCCATGCCTTTCGCGAATTCAAGTAACCAGAATTTAGATTTACCTGTGTCTGGATAAGGGAATGCAGTCATCTTGTACCTCGTACCCTTTGGAGGAGGCCACGAAAACGAAAGGTTTTTGGCTAGAGGGAACTTGTCTATCATCGCTTGCGGAGCTGTATCCCAGAGCCAATTAATGTCCGTAGTCTTGACGACGCTAGATATGTCTTTCCCGCCTTCTAAACTCTGGTATACACTCGCAAAATACTTCTTGGGTGTAGAGATAGGTATGGCATCTGATTTTGGAGCCTTTGGAATTGTAGTGTAGTACATTGTCAGTGAAGCAATTGTGATAAGGGTCACTACCACCAGCACAATTGTGCCTATAACTATCCATGTCTTCTTTCTCTTCCAAATATTACTGTCAATCTTCTTCACAGTCTTAGGTGTCTTCATTTATCATTACTAATTTTATTAGTAGTCATCATAATCACTTTTTCATAGTAGATAGCAGTCTAAAGTATTCTCTCAGCCAATCTTCTGTTATAGGACCATCAATCGATGCAAGTGACCTAACATCATCTTCCACATTCTTCTCCTCTGGTGTACATCCATTCAATGTATCGATGTTCTCACAGAAATCATCTTTTAAAGATTGAAATTGTGAGATCGGACCTGATTGCAATAGCATGGATAGCATACCTTCAATTTCGTGTTCCATTTATCTAAAGCATTATTGCTTTAGATCGTGTGAAGGCTTGGATAATTGTGGGAAAACTGGGAAGATATTTATAGGAGAGGGTCTTCGATATTTGGATTTCATGTTATAGAACTGCTATGTGAAGGTGACATTCGTTAAGTTTACGTATGTTGTCAGACACAATAAATTCTATACACACCAAACAAACACAAATCTCTCTTTAAATGAGAGTTAAAGAGATACAAATTACAAATATAGATATGGGTGTAAAACGTTTATCAAATCCTCATGCGTTCGTTCAAGAAGCATGTGATGCTGGTGTATATTACGAGGAACTTATTGAAGCATGCGAGTGTGTAGGGACACAAAAGGCCTCCAGGATGTTCCAAGGGAAGTCAGTGAGAGGAGGCATTGGACATATATCTGGAGTAACAATTGGTAACTGGATGCTCACCTTCCAGTATGCAAGTGAACATCCGGGTATCGAAGATAGCGATCCATTCCAAGCCCGCAGCATAACACCAACAAAAGAATGGAGGGATTACATTGATCTAATTTGTATTCCTATTTCAACTAGCGAAGTCAAGAAATGGAAGGGATTAGGGAACAAAGCACTAGGTGATGCTGCCGAGGCAATGGGGATCACGAAAGGTGTAAGGAACGCCAAAGCGTTGAAAACTCTCGTGGAACGTATGAAAGCGGCCGTACAAAGACGCCGCGAACAAATCTGGAACAAGGTTCGCGATACAGAGAACCAGGTTCCTCTCGAAGATAGACTTGACTATAGGCTGATGAACGTACATCGACTGAAGGACATATGTGTAGAGCGAGGCATCGTATCAACGAAACTCAAGAAAGATGATATGATCTCGCTACTTCGTGAGGATGATATTAAGCCATTGGAGACATCCCTCGAAGAACAACACAAGAGCTACCAGGACATGACTTGTAATCAGTTGAAATCAGTTTGTAAAGACCGTGGTTTTATCATGTATAACAACCTCAACAAAGATTCTCTCATTGAAATCATTGAGAAGGATGACGAGAAAAAAGCGATCCATGTTGATACTGAGACTGGTGAAGAAGTGTCTACAGATATGAATACAATTGTGCCTTGGGTGAAAACATGCAAGATCGGATTAGAGAAAGGAGACATGTATGAGGTGTCTGTGCGAGAGGACGGGTACGTGAATGCGACAGAACTTTGTAAAGCTGGAGGCAAGAAATTTAACAATTGGATGAATACTGACACTGCGAAAGAACTTATTGGTGCTATCGAAAGTGATTCCGGGATCCTAGCCTCACATCTCATAGAAACTTACAAAGGTAACACGAGCAAATTCCAACAGGGAACTTGGGTACATAAAGATATTGTTTATCCTGTTGCCTGGTGGGTTTCACCTCGTTTTGCACTGTACGTGTCGCGCGTGATGCAAGAGTTATTCTCTACAGGAACTGTGACACTAGAAAGAAGGGTACGGACTATCACGGACATGTCGCAAAGGGATATTGAGGCAGAGATACTTGAGAGTGAACTTGATTGGTCTCAAAACAGTTCTTGCATGACACTTTATGCGGCATACGTGGGAAATGGCATGGTGAAGGTTGGATCAACTGACAGTGGCTTAGACGGGAGAATGGCCAAGCACATGAGTGTTGAGTCTGGGTACTCCCAGTTTAGGATGATGGGACTTTACCGGATCTCTTCAAGGAAAATGGAGATAGTGATTCATAAGATTCTTGATAGGTTTAGGGTTGAATTCAGACGGCAGAAAGAAGTATTTAAGCCTGAAGGGACTCTACGCGAATTCATTGCAGGTATTGGCAAGTTAGTGAAAGACAATGATCATAGACTTGGAAGAGAGATTGCAGAGACAAAGAATCTGGAATTGGAGGCGGAGGTTGCGAGGTTGAAGCTGCAATTGGTATCTCCGTGAGTTTGTGGAGGTATTATTCTTAGACTCGAGTGAGTGTAAGAATTTGTATTCTTCTGAATATTTTTCGAGTACATAATGTACCCGACGTCTAAAGGACTGGAAACCCAAGTGCCAGAAATCCTTTAATCCTCTTGCTTTCACAAGAGGCCAGACTATACCTTAAGCCCATGATAAGTACGTGCTAAGTACCTAGGACCAACAACCCGGTAGTCGTTGAGGGAGAATCATATCCTTGCATAACGGAGTTAGATTCTTTACCCGCGGATCGCCCAATCTTACAGCATTATTACCCTGCCCGACGCTATTAACGTGGGTATCGCACAATGTTTCCAGTGTGGAGTGGTAGCTGAAGCTTAAGGGGTTCCCCGATCATTATAAGTTATTTTGCCACTTACCTCGCCTAACGAGGGTGACTAGCAAGTTATATGCATGCAATCTATACAATGATAGCGCATGGTGACATATTACACTGTTTACCTTCCCAAGAAATGTCACATCTTGAGGAGCAGCTTGCTGTTGGAGGCACACTTGGTGGTTTACCTCCTGAGATACGAATGATATTGTTGTCAACGGCAGTTACCACGAATTCATAGGACTGAGCATAATCGGCTCCAGATCCAGCAACTCCATTTCCTGCAGATCCTGCGATCGCGCCAGCAGAAGCTTCGGGTGCAATACTAACGTTGGTTAACTTACCATAGTTGGTGCTTCCCATAGGATCTAGGCAGATGAAGTCTAGAGAGTATGAGTAGACGTGGAAGCCGGTGTCAAGTGGGATGACAGGGGCGTGGAAGTATGGGTTGACTAGTGAGAAGTAGTCTGAACCCATTTGAGCGAGACGGTTGGTGTTTTCGTAGACGAGGGAAGTTTGGAGGATAGGGTCGACTGAGCCGGTTGGGTTGAAGTTGACGACTGCTGCTCCGGGGATAGGGGAAGCTGCTGTCCAGTTCGACCATTCACCTGCGAAGGTGGTATTACGGACACCGAAGAACAAGACCTTGATCGCATGCGAGAAACGAATATCGTATTGAGGTGTCTGGTTGTTCCCAGGGTTGAATGCCTGACGAGGTGCGGTCTGTGCCTGCTCGATGAGGATATCACGAGGAGCACATGCCATACGCTTACGCTCGTCGTTAGACACGATCGCGTAGTCAGCCCACACTTGCGTAGTGCCAAGGGTAGGAGTAGTACCACCCAAGTCAGTCGCAACAGTTGGAGAAGCACGAGGATCAGTACCCGCAGCCGCAGCAAGATTGTCCAAAATCAACAGATCAGACCAGTTACGGAACGAAAAGTTAATCCTCATGTCGTTGTAAGGCAACGCAGCAGTTGGCAGGGCAACTCCACT